AATGGTTTATATACCTTACTCTCTTCCATCAACCCTCGCAAGCTAGACATTCTGTATCCTCCATAAAATCTTTAAGTGCTACTCTCTCTACCTGTTGTCCTACATTCTCTGCATTACTATTAGATGAGGTACGTAAATAATACAATCCTTTTAGCTTAGATTTCCAAGCATTCAAGTGTACTTGTGACACATAGTTCTTATCACTACCTGCAGGAAAGAATAGATTAACTGATTGTCCTTGACAGATAAACTCTTGTCTATCACCTGCGTGTTGTACTACCCAGTGTTGGTCTAACTCAAAGGCTGTCTTGAATACATCTTTCTCCCAATCACTAAGGTAGTCTAGCTGTTGTACACTACCCTCGTGGTGGTTGATGTTTCTCCACTCCCTCTCTAACCAAGAACTATCCTTACCTAATCGTAGTCTATGTTCTTCCATAACTATCTCAAGGTGTTTGTTCTTAATCAGGTGACTACCAATCCTTGTCTTATGTACAAAGCTATTAGACTTAAGAGGTTCAATAGAGGGACTTGTCCCTAGTATCATACCGCTGTTAGCATTAGGAGCGATAGCTAATAGATGTGAGTTTCTTCTAGCTGTACCTACACCATCTAGGTACTCACCTCGTACATCTCCTAGTGCATACGTTGCACCTAAGGCCTGCTTCTTAATTAGACTGAACATCTGTTTATTCTTACCTACTGCGAGAGCAGATTCCCAAGGTATATTCTTAGACTGTAGGTAGCTATGGAATCCCATCGCACCTAATCCTAAGCTACGTTCCTGAAGTGCTGAGTATGAGGCCTTCTTAAGCTCCTTAGGGGCATCCTCTATGAAGCAAGTGAGTACATTATCTAACATAGTAATCAAATCAACTACTAGCGATGTCTCTTTCCATTCCTCAAAGAGTTCAAGATTGACGGAGGAAAGGCAACATACTGCCGTCCTACCTTCATTTGTGGGCAGATGAATTTCATTGCACAGATTGCTTCCTTTAATTTCAAGTCCTTTCTCCTTTAATGATTTTGGTAATTGTCTATTGGCTTCATCGATAAAGTTTAGATACGGTTCACCCGTTCTGAAACGTACTTCTATGAGTCTTTCCCATAACTCTCTAGCATCAACTGTATCACTGATGTCACCAGTGTGAGGGTCAAGTAAATCCCAAGGGCTATCAGAAATAACGGCATCAATAAAATCATCAGTAATATTAATAGCGTTGTTGATATTAAAGCACTTGCGGTTGCTATCGCCCCCAGTCGGTACTCGAATGTTAGTGAACTCCACCACGTCTGGATGGTTGATATTGATATACGCTGCATAGCTTCCCTTCCTTGTTTGTCCTTGTTTGTATGCTGTCATCGCTGAGTCAGCTACCTTTATGAATGGCAGTGGTCCAGGTGCTTTGTCTGATACAGGACGTACGTCACCCCAATGACCACCTACTCCACCACCTTTGACACTAAGCCAAGCCAACTCTGATTGGTGTTCAATAAGACCATCAAGAGTGTCAGGTACGTAAGACAGAAAACAAGAAATAGGTAGTCCTTTAGCTTGCTCTCCTTCAAGTGGAGCGTTACTAAGTATAGGACTACTAAACATAAACCAACCATTACTAACAGCATCATATAACCTCTGTGCTAAATCTAAATCACCATCACTGTAAGCAACGCACGTTCTAGCGTACGCTTCTTGCGGTGACTTCTCCTTACCTCTAAGATAGTATCCCCTAAGCAACTCTTGAGCTTGAGTGGTCAACGTCTTATCTCTCGTTCTATCTATTGTTATCCCCAGATATTCAGTCTTCATATGGCTCCACTTTAATCTCTAACATCTCTATTCCATCCTCTCTATAGGAAACATAGGTAAGTCTTCCTTCACTATGTAGTTGTACTGCCTCTAGCACTCCTGCTTCATATTCTCTCTCTCCATTACGTACTAGTAGATACCAACCCATCACCCACATAATGATATTATAGAGAATAAAAGATTCAACTGTCATAATCATCAAATTCTCTCCTTTTGTCTGTCAGTTTATCCTCAAAAGCATCTAATAATTCTTCTGTGCTTATCTCAAGAATATCACAGATTAAGCATTCATCATACCCCTCTGCTATTACCCTATCCTTAAGTTCATCAAGAGTAAGCATTAATCAACTCCGTTAAGTACCACTGTGCTTTATGTAAGTCTTCCTTGCCATTCTTAAACTTATGTCTACTGACATACTTAATGATATTGCCTTCTAAGTAGTTAAACTTTTGATCTAGAATAAAATCGATAACTTCAATATTACCTTGCCTATAATGGCTAGGGTCTACGGCATCAGCTGTCGCTGCTATAGCATCTGTTCCTTGTTTCGTGTCCATTCTTTTAGCTCCTTGATTTCTTTAGTTGAAAATATCTTTATCTTATGTTTAGCACACCACTGTCGATAGGTTATCTTGCCTCCCTTTCGTACCCTGCTATCAGGCTTAGGCATAAGAAAGATATACTCCTTTTCTTCAAATCTAAGTTGTTCAGCGATAGCTTTATATTTAGCTGTGTCCCCAGGTCTGAAGAACCCTTTGACCTCGATGTAGTAATCACCTCTAACGAAGTCGGGTGTGTAGTTCTTACGCATAGTATATGCCACTCTATGTGGTTCGTACCCCCATTCCTTCTCACCTAATAGTTGATGACATTCCTTCTCTAATTTACTTCTGTATTTAAGCATAAAAATTATCCAATTTATTACCATCTTTATCTATCTCGACAGCCTTAGGTTCACGTTTAACGGTAGTTAAGTATCTAGGTCCTGTGGAGTATAGGAAAGTCCTTAAACCTTCATCCTTCCAACATTCTTGCTTGTAAGCACAGTAGCTACATCCTACAGCTAACTTCATATTGCCACTCTTACCATCGGGAATAGGTTCGTAACATCTCTTAGGCGGCTCATCATCTTTAACTACTTTTTTAATATTGGTGATTCTATCTGTGATGCTGAAGAAATTAAGTTTAGTCCAATACCACTGTGACTCATCAGCCATATCATACTTAAGATACGTTAGGTGGCCGTTAGTCTTATCCATCACTAACCAACCTACATCAGTAGTATTCTCGGCATAAGCATAACCCTTGATCTGGTCTATATAGCCAAAAGGGTCATCATTAATAAGACTACCATCCTTAAACTTCTTAAAGCCGTAAGGTGATGCTGATTTAACATCTGTTAGGACACCATCAATCTTACAGTCCATCGAACCCTTGATACCATCTACTTCAACTTTCTTCTGCTCTGATGTTACCTCGTGCCCAGATAACTTAGTTAGAGCTAGAATCATCTCTTCGATGAGGTGGCCATATAGAAACTTAATTCTTGTGTGTGGCATCAGTTCCTCACCTTTGTGTCCATTATAGCCATACCATAACTGTCTATCCTTCTTACCGATGTTAGACATACGTAACTTACGATTATCGAACTCGTGTGCTGTAATGTTATTGACCAAGATAGCCTTCATATTCTCACCGAAGTCTTTGATTACTTTATCTACATCTACACCTTTAGCTACCACCTTAGTGTCTATCATTTTGTAGATATCATCTACTACTGTATCTGTTGTTTTTAGTGTGTTTGTTCCCACGTATCCCCTACCTTATATTCACCATCTAATCGACAGTTTAAATTAAAATCTTGTCCTGCTCTCTGCATACAAGCTACCGCTAATCTTCCAAATTGTTCTGCTTGGTCTTCCCTAACTTCTGTCTGTATCTCATCGTGAACATTGAGAACAAACTTATAGTCTAACTTATATAGTATAGCATATTTCTCCAATAAAATCAATGCTTGTTTCATCACTATAGCACCCGCTGATTGTAATAAAGTATTGAGTGCTAGATGTGGTGACCTTATCCACAGCTTTCGTCCATCGAGACCTCTAAGCCAACCTTTTGAGCTTCTTTTGTTAATCTCTCCTCGAAGAGTTCTAAGTGCAGGCGTATTATCAAGGAATTTTGCTTTAAGTGCTTTACCATCTTTTGCTTTTCCTCCAACGACACTCCCGATTTTTGCATCACCTGCTCCATACAAGAATGCATAGATAAAAGTTTTTGCTGTATCTCTAGATTGAAGTCCTGCAGCCATTTGGTTTGCTGTGTGTATATCTCCATTTAAAATCTCCTCTGTGTAATCATCATCATTCATATAGTGTGCCAACATTCTTAACTCAAGGCCACTAGCATCCATCCCTACCAACTTATAGCCTTTAGGTACTATCCATAAACTCCTACACTCTTTGCCGTAAGGAGAGTAACTAGCGGGCACTTGAGCTAGGTTAGGCTTACTGTGTGTCATACGTCCCGTCACTGCACCACAACTGTTGACATAACCGTGTACTCTACTGTCTTCATCGATAGCTTCTATCCAAGACATAACCATAGCTACCCTCTTAGAGATAGTGAAGAACTCTAGGATTAGTTTAGCCTCAGGAATATTTACTCCCTTGAGTGTCTGCTCATCTACTATGATAGAACCTTTGTCTGTGAATTTCTTAGGTTTCCACCCAAAGTGTTTTAAGTGTCTAGCTACCTGCTGTCTACTACCTAAGTTGAAGGTAGGGAAGTCAGTATACCCCCAAACATTCCTCTTAAAATGAGCACCTCTATCTAATTGTTTCTGATATGCCACACTATTAGTACCATCCTTCCTCTTAGGATTCTTTAAGACATTCAATTCTATGAAAGTAGCTAGAGGTATAAATCTCTCGTGTACTTTCTCTTCGATATCCCATACCTTCGCCTTTAATTCAGCTAATAGATTATAAGCCTTACGTTCATTGAATAACATACCATTATCTTCTTGTCCCTTAATGATTCTGAAGACTTCGTGTTCCAGATCAATAGATTTTTCATCTACATCTTCTAGTTGTTTCTCTAAGTATCGATGAGTTGCTTTAGTGACTCGAACATCTTGCTGACAATACTTCAACATCTCTGTATTGAAAGTATCCCACCCACCATCGTAATCATCTTTAAAGTTACCTAGCTTGTTACCCCAATTTCTGAGACTGTGACCTCCGTCCAAGGAAGGGTTAGCCAATCGGGATAGGACCAAAGTATCTCGTATAGTAAAATCCCACTCGAAGCCACTAAGCCTACGCAAAACAGGAATATCAAAGCCAATAATGTTGTGCCCAACAATAGTTCGTACATCTTCCAAAACAAGCCAATCTCTAAATTTTTTAACATTACCTTCCCCTATAAAATTATATACTGCTTCATCATTGTCTAGTATAGCACAGATACAGTGTATCTTAGTTGCATCTAAACCATCTGTCTCGATATCAAAAAAACAAATCACATCAGAAGCTTGAGTTGTTGCCGAAGAAATTATCTGCATCTGTCGTTACCTCCTTTAATCTACCCGTATCTGCTGTATATTGAAGCTTACAAGCAGGACCCGTGAGACCACTAAAGCGATTCTTAATTACTCTTAGAGTAGTTTGGTTCCTCACTATAGGGTCTTCGTGTTGCTGATTTCTCTCTAATCCAATTACGATGTCACTTAATTGTGCGATAGCAGCCGAACCTCGAAGCTCTGATAGGCTCACTTGCCCACCTTCTTCGTGTGCCTTACCCATAGGTCTCTTCAAATGAGACACAAGGAATAAGCCTATACCCGTCTCTTGTACTATCTTTCTTAGGTTGGTCATAATTGCATCGATAGCCTTACGTTCATCATCAAAACCTTCTTGACTACTCACTACGATAGATAGGTGGTCCAACACAATCCACTTACAATCATAAGCCTTAGCGTACACCCTAATGATATTGAGTAGACTATGTTCAGACATACTACCGAAGTGGTCATAGAAGTAGACATTCTTATCTGCTACTGACTTCTGCCATATCTCTTTCTTCTCACCTTGGTGTAGCTGATTGCCATACATAGGTATGTGGATAGGTAGGTTAGCCTCGATGCCCATCAGTCCCAAAACGGATCGTTCTATTGACTCCTCTAGGTGAATTATAGCTAGGTTATCATCTGTTACATCTAAGATGTGTGCCTCTAATTCCTTCACTACACTAGTCTTACCCATACCACTACCCGAAGTAATAGTGACTAACTCTTGTGCTCTAAAGCCATAAGTTAAATCATTTAGGCCATTCCAAGGGTAATCAATATTGACTATGTCTTCATCGTGGAGTAGGTGCTCCCAAGTATCACTACCTTTAATGATACCTGCAGGTGTATATACTTCAGCATTCCACCACGCATCTGTAAATTCCTTAATCTTACCGAACATCAACAGTTCGTTAGCATCTTTAGTAGGTAAGGTACAAATCTTGAGTTTACTAGGCGATATGATATCTCTCACATCTTTAATGGCCTTCTTACCCGCCTCATCTTGGTCGAAACATAAGATTACATTATCAAAAGATTCAATGTACTCCAAGTTTTCCTTGATGTCTCTGGCTGCACTACCTGACCCATTCTTGAGTGAGACTACTGCACCCTTACCTTCTAACATTTCGTAGATAGAGAGGGCATCTACTTCACCCTCAGTGATAGTTAGGTATTTATTGTTACCACTACCAAAGATATTTTGTCCGAAGAGTCCAGATCCTTTATTAGTACCTATAATTTTAAATTCTTTAGTTAAGGTTTTTCTCTCTTTGTAACCAATTAATTCGTTATCTGAGTTATAGTATGGATAGAAGTGTGTATCTATCTTACCATCTTTACCTTTACCTACTGTTACACCATACTTGACACAAGTCTTCTCTGATATTCTTCTATCAGTCAATGCTTGTCTAGGTAAACCCCTAGGCATTATAGTATTAGGTGGTGGTTGTGGGTCTTGGTCATATATATGATTCATTCCATTTTCTCCTTCTGTTCGAGTCTGACATTTAAAACAATAGGTATGACCATCATCATAGATGGCCAATCCGTTGCCCGAAGTATCCTTACCTATGCTCTCACATAGGGGACACCTCTGTTTGTTGATTACTTGACTATCCGAAGAAGTCATCAGCCTCAGAATCCTTAGACTTGTAACCTTCGGTACGTTTACTGACTTTAATAGCAGTTAAGTACGTAGCTACACCGTGCATAGGATGTTCTTGACCCGCCTTCCATAAGACTTGTACCTCTGATTCAGCACCGAAGTCGTGACCAATAGCCTCACCTTCAGCAGTCTTAATCATATCGAAGGGTAGAGGGTACTTAGTGCTGAACTTACGTGCCTTATACTCTCCACCTTCCTCAGTCTTAATTGTTCTGACCTTAACACCTGCTTTCTCTAGTGCCTTAGCTTCTTTATCATCAATAGCGACAGTCAAGGTATACTTACCCGTGTCCTCACCATTAAATTTCTCTGTACTATCTAAGTATACATATTTAGCGATACCATTTGTTACCATATTATTTCTCCTTGTGAGACCAAAAAAGTTAAGAAAGTTAGTAGTGGCCTCAAATACTAACTTAAGTTGAATCTAAGATTAATCATTTTAGTTTTTTTATAATGAATCTTTCATAGAATGCTTTATAAAATAATAAAAATAATAACCTTGTTGTCCTTTTGTTGAATCTATAGATATAGTATATCATACTTTCTACCTACAGTCAATAGATTTAAATAAAATAATTCACTATATGTTGTCCTTAACCCATTGGTCTACATAGTCTGATTCATCACTAGAATTATCGTAGCTGTTGACCACACCTAGAGACCACTCTCTGCATTTTCTACACATATCAAAGAATTTACCCGTGAGTTTATCCTTAGAATTAGACTCAGCATCTGTCAATCTTCTGTCACAACATCTACATCTCATTTGGATACCTCCTCTGCAAGTTGTCTATATACATCCTTAAGTTCCTCCATTATAGTAGTCTT